ATAACCAAATTCTGTATTGACCAATGGCCGAACAGTTAGATCTTTTTTAAGTTCTGGTGATGGATTTGAAACTATATAGCCCGACCTTGATAGCATTATTTAGTTAAAGACTAAAAACTTTAATTTACTACAATATGCCGACCCTTAACGTCGATGAAAATATTAGTAAGATTCGCCAAACGATTGATGAAATGACTCGTGAGATTCTTCGCCTTGAAGGGTCCCTTCGTGTTTTCTTGGGATTCAAGGAGAATGGTCTGTCCGAAGTTGATATGCCAGAGGTCGAGGTCGAAGCCGAGGCTGAAGCTAGCGAAAAGAACTAAGTTTCCATGTATAGCCAGTACAATCACCAGCGGTCCATTGACCCATGAATTCTATTTCTAGTTCAATTAGATCACCCTTTATAAGAGATTGAAGAGGCCTTGTGCCCATATTTTTACACATCACTCTCCTATAACGGAATGGAACTTTGATGGTTAGAACTTTACCATCGAGTGGGTTATCTTTCACCCATGTTGTATGCTTAGCTGCCACACGATCGATCATTGAATCTGGAACAATGACTCGCATGTATTTTTTATTGTTAAAATCGTAGATCGGTTCATGAATTGTGCCGACGAATCTCATATATAAGTATGATAAGTAAAACTATAAGTAGCATGATGACGTGTGTAATCATGAATGGCTCGTGTGGTTTGCGTGTTCCAAATTGTTGATTACAGAAAGAACGTCCGACTTCAATGGCTGCTTCGATACTGGAGTAAGGTGTATTTCTTGGAGACATCATACCGCACATGGCGACCTTTTTAGATTTTCCAAAGAATGGGAGTTGTCCATTTGGATTGAGAACACCCGACGACTGATCGAAAACCCACTGAGTTCCATTCCATGATGCACCCCACCCGAGACGAATGTTTTTTGGTTGGACTAGACCCAGTTGTTCGATGACTTGTTCGATGAGTTTTTCTTCATCCATCTTCAAAACATCTTCTGTCAAGTTGCAAATCACACACGACACGATCTTCTTGTTTGGGAGAACAACTGGTTGAAGGTTGAGTTCGGTATCCATGGCGTATTGAAGATCACTTGGGATGTCCATCTCTTCTTCGTACTCTAACATGATGTTGATGGCACCGTATGTACTCGACTTAATTTTATCTTCTGCGTCTTCACCCCAATTATCTTTGATCAATTGGATGGCCGGACTATTGTCGACACAAAGAATTAAAAATCCATCTTTGATAACCATACCACTTTTGAATTGTGCGGCAAATCCATTGTCTAGATACATAACATCTTGAAGTTCCGAACCAAAGTCAAACTTGACACCCTTGTCAACCAACGCTTGTTGCATAGCATCACACATGACTTTACCTGAAACTTTTTGAGTGTATTGCTTAGACATACCCACGTGATCAAAACTTTTTACAAACTCATAGGCTGTCATCACATCCCAAGTCACACCATCCATCACAAGTGTCAAAGCCTTGATCAACTTTTCACCATCTTCTGAAAGTTCTCCGATGGCATCCTCGAGAGAAATCTTCTTGAACTTCCATGGCATCAAAAGTACACGAGTGGCCAAAGATCCGAGTGTCAAATAATCTTTGGATGAAAGATTTTTTTGGACAATGTCCATGACATCCGAATCAACTTTTTCAAAAATATCATCCCACTTAATGTTCATCTCTTTGAACAAACTTTTTGTATTGATGAATGCTTTATCAAAAACAATTCGATGAGCATGCATATCTCGTTCTGTCACAGATGGTTCCCACCACGACCCACCTGCGGATAATTTTTTATCGTAGATGGTGACCTCGTGATCTGTAAATTTTTTAAGTTCCCATGCAATCGACATACCTGTGGGACCTGCACCAACAATATGAATCTTCATTCTAATATTAAGGTAGATATAAAATATTGTGTGTCGCGGCATAAAATCCTGTCAGAGCGACAGTCAACCACGTTTGTAAGTCCATATATTGTTTACCATTGTAAAGTATGAACAAAATTAAAAGAACGTGCATAGGAAAATCCTCTTTCCCGTACTTGACGTAAAATCCAAGGGCCGCCGATAACGCGAGAATCAGGGCGTTTACAAATGACGAGTAGCTTGGAGCATACAGCATCCACGCTGTGTATAGCAGTGCAATGTAAGATATGAAGATGGAACGTCTACCAAATTCACGAGTACTGTCGACAATGTCAAGAGGTTTGCCCTGGATACTTTTTGCAATCCAATGTGGACCTAAGATGAGATATGAGAAGTATAAAGTCAAAAATATCTGCCACATGATCTAATATGAGGAAATAAAAAAGGTATTGTTATAATAAGATGTTGACATGTCGTACACCAATACATCAAAGAGTTAAGACATGGAGATTTGCTGGTAAGTTCTTATTGAAGAATGCAACTACTAAAGATAAAGCAGCACTCGGTCGTTGGACAAAAAAGGAACTACTCGACCTTGGTCCCACGTTTGTGAAGCTTGGGCAAATCGTTTCGACGAGGGGAGATCTTTACCCCGCTGAATTTATTAGCGAACTCGAATCACTTCAAGACAATGTTCCCCCCGTCGACTACGAAGATATAGATGAATACATCGACAGACGTATATTTAAACATTTCGACAGGGAATCTTTTAAATCTGCAAGTATTGGGCAGGTACATAAGGCCACACTCATGGATGGTACTGATGTTATTGTCAAAGTGAAACGACCTAATATTTTGGAAACCATGGAGTACGATACTAAAAATGTCAAGGACATTGTTGAATTTTTAGAAAAGGTTGGAATAGATACTGGCACAGGCACTGGATATGTTCTTAATGAAACAATTGGCAATCTTTTGGGTGAAGCTAACTATACTCAAGAAGTTGAGAATGCTGTAAACTTTCGAAAGAATATGCGTGACATCAAATGGCTCAAGGTACCAAAAGTTTATACCGAATATTCCAACGAAAATGTCATCGTCATGGAGTATGTCGATTCAACTAAGATTACAGAAATTGTAGACCCAGATGTCAATAAAAAGAAAGTATGTGAAGCTATCATTAATTCGTATGTCATTCAGACTATGGAAAAGGGATTCTTTCATGCAGACCCTCATCCGGGTAACCTTGGTTTTTCTGACAAGGGAAAGTTGGTGTTCTACGATTTTGGTCTCGTAATACCAATCACCGAAGAATTGAAAAATGGTTTCATGGAACTCTTGGTTCACATCATCAACAAGGATACGAAAAGTATTGTCGATACATTGGTCCGTCTAAAAATTATTATTCCTACGGCTGATCTTCAAGATATTCAAGCATTTTTTGAATTAATTTTGGGTTACATGGAAAGTTTGAATCCCAATGAACTCGTGTCAGATGAACTCATGAAGACTCTCGCAGATGAAAAACCATTCGTGATACCTTCGTCGTTCATCTACTTGGCCAAAACATTTTCAACTATCGAAGGAATATGTTTACGCCTCGACGATAACTTTAACTATTTCACATATCTTGAACCATTGATACGAGACAAAATAACCGAGACGTTTGACGTAAAAGATATTATCACCACAACGGCTGAAATGCCAACACGTGTCAAAAATATAAGTACAGCTGTTCTAGGCCTTGAAAAGTCTAGAACAGCCATGAAAAGGTCGATCGATAAAACGAGACGAGAAATACGAATGGCTCAGTATAGTATATTATGTGCCATGATGGCTGATAGGTTCGCGGATCAAGAGAATATTTTCTTATTCGGGACTTTCCTTTTTAGTACCCTGTGGTTCACATTTATTTCTCGTAAAAATCGATAGACGTCGATTGCTTTTCTTCGAAGAACTCACGATGTTGCTTGAAAAGGTCCTTCACGCGACGTTCTTCATCCTTGGCGATGTCCTTGAACTTTTCGGACATGCGTCGAAGATCTTCGCGTCTTTCTTGTCGAAGTTTCTTACCGAACCTCTTAAGCTTCTTCTTAGAGAATGTTTTGGATGCACTTACTTGGATGGTAAGCATTTTACAATGTACTACCATTTAATTTTTAAGCCATTAGTTCCACGAAAAAAGTTAAAACATATCTGTAGCCTGACCTCACAGGTAAAACACCGTGTAAATGTTTAGTTCCTTCGTAAGCAATCATATCACCCTGATCATAACATAATATAGGAAGACATATGTCATTGTAAAAAATATAAAATTCGCCACCTTTGAAATCATTTTTGTCAGACAGTAAAAAATTTATAGTGTATCGACTAGTATCCGTGTGTGTATTCATACTTGGTCGTTCGTGAGGTGCATATCTCTTTAAGAAAACAAAACCCGGTGTGTACGGAATGAGATTTTTACATTTGTCCCATAATTCTTTATTTTTGACGCAACAATCACTGAAAATATCAACTTGATATACAGGTTTGCCATCAACTGGTTCGTGATACATATCAAGTTTGTATTTATTTGTGGTTTTGATTAAGTCTTCACACAAAGCCTTACTCAGAACTCTCTTTTCGAACCGCATCTAATTTAAGTCGCTTTAACTTTTCTTCGAATTCTCGGCGTTCACCCGGACTTTCGATGGATGTGCCGTTAACCAGGGCTTCAATTTCTGGTCCCGTGAGATGCATGGCATTGACTCGGAAATCTTTAAAGGCTTCCATGGTGATAGGTGCCAACGGTTGGACGAGCTCATAGATGGCGTTGGCGTAATCTCGGATTTCTTTTTGTGCGTGTTCATCCATACGAAGATGAAGGTAATGCATCAAGTTGTGTAGATTGATCTTCCAATAAAATTCTGTATAGGTGCACTGCGGAAGATTACCACGAGCCTGTTCTCTACAGACACCCTGTTCAAGGAGATCTTCATAAACTTCAAAGGAGTGTTCCAAATGTTCTCCAACTTTTTGAGTTCTTTCTTCATCAATTTCAATGACACCTTCAGATCCCTGATTATTGACTTTTGACTGACCTCTCAGAACCCCGGGGTTGTAGTACTGTTTCGGTACGACGGAGTAGCGGGCGGAAAGTTCGTTGACGGATGATGTTCTATGTCTAAAATGTTGTCTTGCGATGTAGATTGGCATTTTGATGTGAAATTTAAATTCCACCATTTCGAAGGGGGTTGTGTGCCAGTGTCTAAGGAGATATCGTAAAAGTCCTCGGTCACCTCTTGAGGTCTTAGTCCCATCTCCATACGAGACTCTCGCTGCCTGGACGATTGAGGTGTCCAGGTCTTGTTGAGGCATGTGGTCAACCAAGCGTACAAATCCGTGATCCAAGACATCTTTTTGCATCTTATCTAAAACCTTATCCATTTATTTCTTTAATCAAGTCACCGAGATCTCGGTAGTACCTCTTAAGATCCTTTTCAAATCTTTTGGTTTGTGTATGTTTTTCGTCGTTCAGATAAATCCACGCGAGATTTGATTTTGAATATTTGGTTGCCTTTTGGTTTTCATTGGGTCGTCTCGGAACCAACTTTGTAGACTTTTTGATCTTTTTCGTAGATTTGACTTCGACTCGATTGACAAAACTCAAAGCTTGCATGACAGTGTCTGCCAAGTCGTCTTTCTTCTTTGACTCTAAGAATACTGGAAGCCAATGAGCATTGACATCATCTTGTCGTATGAATTCTTCACATCTCTCAATAGAAACTTTCTTTCTTTTCAGATATTGTGATCTACCCGGACCGGCGACATCTGGAATCTTGTGTCGAGCATCATAGATGATAGTTTCTGCATCTGGACACTTAATGATAAAGTAGGCGTGCAAGAAATGCATGACCGAGACCATCTTTTTGTTTCTGTCTGGTTGCTTTTCTATTAAGACTGTCTTTGCGTTGAGTACCCATGGACGAGCATCGAGGTGTTTTCTTAAAGAAACATAGATGCCATCGGAGTGCTGAGGTGGGACACCTGATACATCCCATTCAACCACGAGGTTTGATGTTTCGTTGAGCAAACACATTGCGAGATTCTTTATACCTACGTCGATACTAAGAATCATTACTTAAAGGACCTGTTATTTCTTTAATTACGTGCGCGGAAGTACACTCTTCTTCCTCCACCACCACCACCACCACCACCACTAATACCAAGGAATGACATCGCTATGAAAGCAACACACATGATCATAAACAGAATTGACGAGGACCCGGAAATCCACGCATTCTTTGTGACGAATGAAACGAAGTTAAACCCACCCGTAGCCACATCCTTTGCGGCACCCGCAGCGGCATCGGCAACTTCTTTGACACCTTTAGCAACTGAGCCAACATCATCGAGAGCATCGCCAATAGCCTGAAACGGGTTCATGGTATTATAGACGAGCATGAGCGCCAACGTGCCACCCGCGGCGTACACACCCAATTTCTTGAGGCCACTCTTTGCTTCTGTGGAGAGTTCGACGGCGTCATCCGCGGCCTTTGCGGCATCCGGTGCTTCTTTAGATACCTGCTTGGCGACCTCTGGTCCTTCTTCTTTCAACTTTTTGGCTTGCTGAGCTGGTGTATCATCAGCCTTTTTAGCGAGACGACTGAGACCCTTCTTCGTAGAATCTGATAACTTTTTCATGATACCGGTCGTTTTAGTACCAAATTTCTTCATGAAGTCTCCACCTGCACGAGCAGCCTTTGAAATTTTGGTACCGACTGTCACCTGTCCACGACCCATCTTAGCAAGAAGATCCTGACCATTACTCGTCTTGGCGAGACGATTGACTGTTGTTTGATCGAGACTTTTACCAATGGTTATCAAGTCATCATCTGGTAATTGCTTCATTGTCTTCGCGAGATCGTCGGGATCTACACTCTTAAATACTTTAGACATGTCAGTTTTACTGATACCCTTAAATGTATCCATAAACGTGTCTGCATTTTTAAGAGATGCGCGAGTCGCATCAAGAGCCGACTCACTGACATTTGCAGCACTTCTAGCCAGTTTAGCCGACATATTTAAATTAGCCTGATATTTTTTTTACACGTCATAAATATTGGTATGTTTACTTTCTTCCGTTCTCTTGCATGTCGGGCCATTACCTCTATATCCTTCTCTACATGGCTTGTAACAAAGACCTGCGTCCTTAACTTTACCTTCCGGACAATCTAACGGTGCAGGTTTACCTGCTCTTGAATATCGATTTCTGGGTTTGTCACAGAATGCCGTACCAAGTGCACCAGATCTAAAATTGAAACCCGGGCATTCGCGGTTGCAAGTACTTCCTCTGTATCGAAACCCTGGACGACACGGTTTGCGTTGGTAAAAGCATTTTCTGAATGGATTACTACATTTATTACTTGGTATATAGGAATGAATACCTTTAAGACAGGTTAAACCCGTATTTTTAGATCCAGGTGGACAAGTTCCTTCACATTCTAATGCTCTTGACTTGTAACCCGGGCGACATTTCGGGTAGCACAAAGCACCTTTCTTTTCTTTGTCCGGACCACATCTAGTAGGTACAGTACCTACACCGCGACCATATGTGTCATTGATCGCGCTCACGAGTTTTGAAATCCACGGTGTGAGGCCAGCGATTGGTAGAGTCAATGTAGCCATCGCAATCTTTGCTGGGTCACCAGACTTCCATGCCTGTACTCGTTGCTGGACATCTGTTTTATAAGTTCTGACCATTGTTTTACCGAGTATAGTTTCAAAAAATTTCTGACCCGGTCCAAGTTTACAATCATTGTTTTTGAAATCAAGACCCAGGCGTATACAATAGTCCTTTGTAAAGTCACAATCACCTCGTTCATAGTTAAACTTTACACCATACGCAGATGGATTCAAACGTTGATTATGCTTCGAGGTTCGTACACCATATTCACAATATGATATGAGATTTCCATAAGGTTGAGCGAGGCAGACCTTTCTCGATAATTGTCTATTAACAACATTTGGTTGTGTTTCTTTACCTGGGTCCGCCGAGTTTATGACTCTGTATGTATCTGTGTAGCTAGCTACGAATGGTGTGTAGTCTTCCGGTATGGGACCCGATGCAGGTTTGAAGGGATTTGAAAAATCCAAATGTTTAGAACGCATACGTTTGTTATATTCTTTGGCACCATACTCAGACAAAGTTACACCTATACGCTCTTCGTTTGACAAGAAAGGAACCTTTTCTATATGTTTAGCTTTACCCTTTGAGGCATAAAAGTCGTACACAATCTTGTCACGTTTTGTTGTATTCTTCATCGCTTTATCCAAGGCAGCTTCAAGTGATTTTTCTAATTTTTCAGACAATTCAGAATCTCCACCTTCTTTACCGAATGAAGCTGAAAGTAATTCAACGAGTGTATTTTTATCCAAAAGCTTGAAAGCATCCGCAAGCACTTCGGACGTCATTTTCTTTTGAAATTCAACTTCATATTCTGGAAATGCAGCTGTCATTGGAAATGTCATGGGGTAAGCTTTTCCTAATTTTTTCTGCATCTGGACATCAATGTAATTACGTTGGTTTCGAACAACTTGATTTGCTTGGAAATTATTGAAACCAAATGGATCCGTCATATCTAGTGCAAATGAAAATACTTCAAATGCAATCATCACCGCTAGACAGAGTGGACCACATGAAGCACCGTATGTGAATTTAGTAGATAGTCTAGAACCAACTTTAGCTCCGGTTTTTGCCGCCGTTTTAGCTCCAACTCTAGCAGCAGTTTTAGATGCAGCCGCTACAGCTGCCTTTTTCTTAGCCGTCGCCAACGCACCTTTAGTGAGAGCATTAGTTACACTTACAACGACAACTTCGGCCATGTAACTCACAACCAATGTTTCAATGATGTCGGCAGTTATATCAAGTGATTTCTGAAACTTTGTTTTTGTTTTAGGATCTTCAAATTCACAACACCCATCCTTGAGTGGTTTCATACCCTTTGGACACTTTCCATCTTTCACATCTACCAGACATGTTTTTCTGTATTCGTCCCGGATATCTTTTCTAATCTGTTCTCCGTCTAGATTAATCTGTTTGGCTTTCAGATCTGTTTTTTCATCGAGACCTTTCTCGTAAGCAACAACTTCTGGTGATGCCTTGACTACCGTTGACACCAAATCATAAGCCATGTATGCTGATGATGATGAAAGTGATAACATGATAGAGAGTATTATCAACAATAGCAATATTGTGAGTCCACCGTTATTACCTGTGTTGTTGTAATAATACCCATTAGCATTCATCCTACTTAAAGGGCATATTTTTTTAAAGAGTAGATTATGTGGTGCTGGTGGTGTTGTCACCCCTATGATACCGAACCCCTTAGTCTACCTTACGGGTACGACGAACTTCGAAATAAATTTTCAACGACAGGTAATTTTTGTTCCTGGAGTTGTATGAAATCTTATGCCATAGATCGGTATGGTATCAACAAAGGAAGTATTATATGTGGAAACATTATCATGATGCGTCGACGAATGTATAACAATTCGGGTTCTGTGAGACCCGCACCAAATCGTTACAGGCTTGACGTATTTGGTGGCGACATGACCATAGAAGAATTTAGAGCAGCGTGTATTATAGACCGAGAAAGACCAAAGACTATAGAAACCGAATCCACGCGAGACGTTGTAGTACCGTTTATTTCAAACGCGAGAAAGACGGATGAAATAAAGAATACGAATGATTCTATAGTACTTAAGAGGAACAAACCTCTAAAGAGAAACCAAAATAGTTTAGAATCGGCACTAGGCCTGATTATTAATCCTCCTCATAACCCGGAGTAACACATCTGTAAATGTAACGAATATTGTCACCACTCTTTTCGAGGCCAAAGGCCTGAAGAAGTTCATCGTTGTTACACTTGATATCAAGGGCACTACTATTCAATGAGCTTATGTCATTGTCTTCGTCGTATGTAGAATATTTGGTGGTGGCAGTTCTCACCTTGGTCGGACCTTTGAGATCGATACAATCATACTTGTATTGCACCTTGGAACCACTGCGGTTCGGGTGAAGAACGAAACTCGTCATGGCTTGCTTGGTACCACAAATAGCAGACTTACCACCGAGACCTGCAACAGTTCCCTGTTCAGATTTACCCTGCTTACCATACTTACCAAGTTTGGCACTACCAGGTTCATCCAGGGAAGCACAACCATAATGATACTTGTCACTTCTGAGCATAAAACCTTGGAGGCCGGTAGTCATACCATCTTCATTTTCTGCACACACAATAGGAGTGCCGGCAAGTCTATCAATTGTTGTCGTGTCATCGTCTGCTGCCACAAGAGTTTCAGAATCCTTGTAGAGTCCATCTTCAACTTCGGCTTCAACAGCGATACTAGAGTAAATTTCTTCGCCATCGTCAGCTCCAACAATTAATTCGTCAGTAGAAGCACTGAGATTATCCTCACCAAAAACTGACGCCTGCGACGATGTGGTCACAACAGGTGCCGGTTGGACTTCCTTTTTGAGACCTAAAAATTTCCATTCTGTAGACACACCGTATGCAACACCCGCGATTGAACTCCCGATGGATCCGAGCAAGGCCAACGGCACAATGGCGTTAGACATTTTATATAATATTAGATTTTTTTATGTCACCTGGAACAATTTGAACATTCATCTTCTGTGTATACATAATCACAGTGTTCACATTCGTTGAGAACTTTTATATTTCGCTTGACGAGTCTACCCTGTGAATAAAGCGTGAGATCCTTCACAGTGTAAATTCCGTATTCAATCATTTTTTCTAATGAAGGAAACTTCATTCTATAATTCAATGTAAGTATTTCCTTATTCGGGTTTCATACAGCATGAAAAAGCCTTGGCGACAGCCTGCTTCGCCTTGAGCATACCAGCAAAGCCATCAACAATCGGCGGCACCATAGTCTTGAGAATCATTTCAAACTCAGTGTCCTTTTCACCCGCGTCAATTTGTTCAATCAAGTGGTTCAACAATGCGACGACCAACTTCTTCTTTTGCGGACCTTCAAGGTTCTTGAACTTGGCGGCACACATCATGAGCTTGGCCACGATCGGCGGGATATCTTCCTTTTGAAGACCATCACCAAGGTACTCACGCTTGATGTCATCAACAACCTTCACGACACCTTCGGCATCAATCTTTCCTGAGAACTTTTCCAGAATGGCTTCCATTTTATACTGTTAAAAAATATTATTATCTATTAAGAATGGACGTGGACGCCGCAGTTGCAGTGTCTATCGGTCTCTATCAAATGTATGATCACGCTATCACTGGCGAGGTTAAATCTATATCTAAAAAATACATATACTTGAGTATTTTTGCAAGTATACTATGGTTGTCATACCAATATAGAAAAGGAGCAAATTTTTCAGCCGTGTACACAGGTCTTGGTCTACTTTTGAATTTGTATCTTCTTCACTTAAAAGGAAAAGGCGATAAAAAAGAACAATGAAACCTGTACTTCGTTCCCCTGTAAAAGTCACTCCGACAAATACTATCAAATCACCAACACAAAAGGTACTTCGCATCGCAGAAGTGATTAATGGACGTGCTGCGATGCAAGGTGCTCTTTGGGGAACGCTCGATTGGAAGATGACAGGCGAAAATTTGATTCAACAATGTGAAGATCCGGTGTACGCAATGGCGGCTGCTGGTGTAGTCGCAACAGTTGCTGCGGCATCTGCCATAACCATCGATGGTATTAACGATGAGAAGTACTGGTCATTCACACCAGAAAGTGAGCTCATAAATGGTAGACTTGCCATGTTAGCCTTTGTAACTTTGTTAGGATTGAGTGCGATGTAACGTACCAAGTTTATTAGATACATTTTTTCATCCATGGACAGTGTTCCTGCTCTATGTTTCACATAGGCCAAGATCGCCCACATAGAAAGCAAAGCTTCCTTCATCCTGATTTCATAGAGGATAATATTATACCAATGATAAGCACAAGAATATAAAGACCTAATGTAAACTTGGTCCACACATCTCTAAGAGCCAGTTGATTGTCACACTTTCTCACGAGATCAAAGGCAAAGTAAGATGTCAAGGTACCCATGATACCATAAAGAATCATGAATGCACCTGTGTCGTTACCAAACAACTTTGTGATCAGAAGCGTGAATGGAATTGTCAACGCAATTGTCAATGTGTGAGACATGTACTGATTGATTTTCTTACTCTTTTCTACGTTGTCACAAGTCTCGTACATATCGATACCCATGGACGCAGTGACCATGTAAATCAGAGCCAACACGAATATTGTAAACACCGAAATCATTGGAAGTTCGATATCCAGGCGTCCATCCATGACACCCTTGGCGATGTCATAGATTTGTTCATACCTGCTTGACATTTGTTACTTTATCCTGGTATTTTATTTTGAAAATTTCTGGAACTGTGTCCAATATATGTTGAGGTGTCTTCGTCAATTTGAACTTTCCATTATGTGAAAGTCCTTCAGACACATACTTTTCAGCTTTGTCGTGATCAAATCCTTCTTCGTCGCAGTGTGCAAAATTTTTGAGTTTATTAGTCACAAAGTTAAGATCTCCAAAAGATGTGAAATGCCATCCTGCAAATTCTACGTAAGGAAACTTCCAACGTTTATCTCTGAAGTACTGTCCACCTTTTTCCATGACATCTTTCTTGTGTGTAACCACTGTACCAAACCATCTTTCAAATGTCTGAATATAATCTAAGGAGTAATTGAATGTGATCATATCGAGTGAATATGACACATCTTGTTCTTGAATCGCTTTCAGGTTTGGAATTTCATCGACGTCTGATATCATGATGATAGCGTCGTCATCGATCCCATCGAGACCTCTCGTGATACAATTTCTCTGGTGATTTTCTCTCGACCACGGATTCGAATCCGTTGGATTATCTTCAACTATGACTCGTCGTATCTTATGCATCCATGGTTGAAACTCCGACTCATGTTCCGAAAAGTAAAGTTTTTTGGGTTCTCCTTTGTGAGTCACTGTCGACTCAACGATGACAAAATAATGAACAATCGGATCTAGATACTCAAGCCTCAACTTGAGCATATCAACTTCATTATAAAATGTAAATGCATCAATAATCATTACATTTCAATAAACTTAAAGCCTTAAGTGCCGTGTGTAGTAATGCACCCTGTTGCCATATATTTAGACATATGTAACCGTCTTAAGAAATACTTCAAGCCTTATAGGACCAACCTGAATAAGATCAGAATTGGTACAGACCATGACGGTGGTTATGTTGTCGCAGACCTACCAGATTACGACGCACTTTATAGCTATGGGTCTGAAGATAAGATTACATTTGAAAAAGCTTTTTATGAAAAGTACAAAAAGCCATGTTATGTCTATGATCACACAATAGATGGTATTACGAACAAGCCTGACTATATTCATTATTTCAAGGAAGGTATTTCTGACAAGAAGGAAGAACATCTGGATACTATTGATTCTCATCTCGAGAGAAATGGGCACATCAACAAAACGAATTTGATGATGCAAATTGATGTCGAAGGTGCAGAGTGGAAGTCTTTGCCAGCATGTAAACATCTCAAAAACTTTTCACAAATTGTAGTTGAATTTCACTTGGACAAAGAATTGTTGTCTTATAATCATTTAATAGATGATATGTACAGATGTTTGAACGAAGATTTTGTTTGTGTACACGTACATGGAAACAATTACCCGTTAATACCGTGGATCGATAACAACTTTCCGAGAGTTTTTGAAGTCACATATATTCGCCGTGATCTTGTTAAAAGTATTGAACCAGAGACGGAGCCATTCCCAATCAAGGGTTTAGACTTTCCAAACTTTAATGGACGAGCAGATATGCACATCGATTACTACTTATAAAAATAATTCTTAGTAAAGGTAAGTATGAGTAACCAGGATCTTGAAAAATTGGGAGAGATAAAGGATGTATGTTATGATCTAGACCTGTATATGGATGATTTATGGGATGATGTAGTACACGATGAACAGTTTGCTGAAAAATACAATCTCATAAATGATGAAATAGGGAAAGTTTTAGATTGGTACACCAAGTCAAAACAAAAATTGAAACAAGTTGTTGACTGGGTGCATACACACAACCAAGAAAAAGATGAAGTCATCGATAAATTAAAAACTTTGAAACGATCTTTGAAATTTTTGAAGAATGATGTTGAGTCTAAGAAATCTCTGGGACACACCATCTCTTAAAGTCTTCTTCGCCAAATTCATACGCCCATAATTTATGGACACCCACGGGTGACTTTGGTGGATCGACATCACGTAATTTTGTTTCGACGGCGAAATCGTAGGCGACTTCTTTGGCTGGAATACTGAGTGTTTTGGACAAGGAATAAAAAGTGTCGTCAGTATTCTTTGAGTATTCGGTATTTTCTATACAATGTCTATGACACGGGTATACTTTTCGTAACGAAAAGCCTCCATTTCCTACTCTCCAGTGTTTGGTATCACCGATATCTTCAGGTCTGACCCACTCTTTTTGAGAGTAGCTTGTAACACATTCTCTCCATGGTGCACCTACGTAGTCATATTCAAAAAAGTGTTCGTCTACCTTTCTAAAAATATACGAATCCCATTGCATTAAAAGAATGTGTGTCGAAGTGAAGCGAGTATAAAGTTCCGATGAACAAGAAAACTCATTGTATTCTTTGAGTGATTGAAGAGGGTGCCATGTGATGACAACATTGGTCCAGTCTTTGGTCCACTCTTTCATGTCTTTAAGATTTCTTGGTGAGCATATAATATGAAGACCAACATCCGTTCCGCCGTATACGTGAGCAATGTTCCAAAGGTTGTACTTTGTAAGTGGCTTTCGGTTACCTTCGATGAAAAGTACAGTCAGTCGTTCGGGATGCTGACACCAAACTTTTTGTTCGGGTGATGGTTCCTCCAAAGTTTTTAAATGTTCTTCGAACCACATTATACTTTTAAACATTCATGACTTTAAGTATTTCGTTTACAGCTGGGTGTCTGTGAATATCATCTTCGTTGAGATTTACGTGTTGAATATATTCCAAGTCTAGGTGATCCAATTTGTCCACTAGGTATTTCAGACCATTTTCAGTTTCGAGATCACTTTGTTCAAGATCACCAGTGATGACCAACTTTGTACCTTCGCCGATCCGTGTCAATAACATTCGCATTTGGTTAGGAGTACTGTTTTGCATTTCATCAGCTATGATGAGAGAGTTTGTAAATGTTCGACCACGCATGTACCCGAGTGGTTCGATTCGTATGTACCGATCGATTTGCATCGGTGAAAGATGTTGTTCAAAAATATCATACATTGGTTTAGTCCACGGTTCCATTTTACGTTCCATATCACCCGGTAGGTAACCCATATCTTCATCTGCGGCAACAATAGGTCTCGTCAAAGATACATATTTAAAACGATATTGTTCTAAAGCTAATTGACATGCCATCATCGTCTTGCCTGTACCAGCTGGACCAGTCGCAACAACGATTGGTTTTTGTGACCTAAGTGCCAGCATGTATTTACATTGACCATATGATTTGGGGAATTCCATCCTATTATAATTATACTTTTTTATTTGACAAATATAACATGGAATTCCATTTCATTCAAATGAGACCGACCAGGGGGTACTATTCAATGGTCGACCCAAATTCTCGGGTGCGTGTCATGTGTTTCAGCAATCACCAAACTGCTGAAAAATGTTCCAATTACCTCTGTGAATTTAGGTCTAAACACGGTAAGTGGCCACATTTTGATATGGGGAAGAGTATAACAAAAGTCACAAGCGAAAAAGTAGTTCATAAGCGTACACCACTTGAGCTCATGGAATTTTTGAATATTGTGAGCATGGGCGAGGAAGATTTGAATGCCGCCTCTCTTTACAACAATCTGTCTTTCATGTATTGTCATGATTTCAAAGTAAATGACAAAAGTCACGATGCAATTGACATTGGCTTTAGGGGTCAAGAAATTGATGGCGAAGCCGATATAAAATGTTATACTGGAATTCTAGAGATGAACTATCATTTAAAGTAATAATTTCAAATATATCTAATCATGTGTGGTATTATCACTTTATTCGGTGAAAACCGAGATGTACCATCTAATCTTTTAAATCATCGAGGACCCGACGATTATCACAGCTGCACGCTAAAAAAATGTCACATGGACTTTTATCGTCTTTGTATTAATGATCTCACAGCCACGGGTATGCAACCCTTTGTAAAAAATAATAGCATGTTTGTTTGTAATGGTGAAATCTACAATCATCGCTTATTCGAAACCGGAAAAGAAATGAGTACAAGCGATTGTGAAGTTGTCATGGACCTCATTCATGAGAATGGTATTGAAAAGACACTCGAAAAAATTAATGGTGATTTTGCATTTGTTTATACAAATGGTAACCGCGTTTTAGCTGCGCGCGATCCAGTAGGAGTTCGACCTCTATTCTACACACGATATGCTAAAGACTCCATCGCTTTTGCAAGTGAAGTCAAGGCTCTCATGTTCTTGGGAACTCGTATTGAAATCTTTCCACCGGGGTACTTTTATGATTCATATATTGATGACTTTGTGTGTTATCACACTGGATATTGGAATGTCACATCGAATGAAGAAAATTTGATCAAACAAAAATTGGTCAGTGCAGTCGAAGAAAGACTAAACAACACCGAACGTGACATTGGATTTTTATTGTCGGGTGGACTAGACAGTAGTTTGATTGCTTCGATTGCTCGACAAAAGATTGGCAAGATTAAAACTTTTTCTATTGGTCTCGAAGGAAGTCCAGATCTTGAAGCTGCAAGAAAAGTTTCAGAGTACCTAGATACCGAACACACGGAAGTAAAGTTTACAATTGAAGAAGGTATCGCAGCTATACCTGATGTCATCCGTAGTCTTGAATCGTATGACACAACGACCATTCGAGCGAGTGTCCCAATGTGGCTTCTTTGTAAGTACATCAAAGAAAATACAACGTGTCGTTATATATTTTCGGGTGAAGGAAGTGACGAAGTCCTTGGAGGTTATTTGTATTTCCACGGAGCTCCTTCAACCGAAGAATTTGCATATGAAAACATGAGACGACTTAAACTTATTCATCAATTTGATGGACTTCGTGCTGATCGATGTGCCGGAGCACATGGTTTAGATCTCATTGTCCCATTCTTGGATAAAAATTTTATTGATTGTTGTATGAAGGTTGATCAAAATTTGAAGAGAGATAAAATTGAAAAGAAAATTTTACGTGAAGCATTCGTTCGATGTCTACCCGACGAAGTTCTTTGGAGACAAAAAGATGGTATGAGCGATGCAGTCGGAACAAACTGGGTCAATACTATTAAACAGTTTACAGATGATGAAATATCAGATGAAACGTTTGAAAAAGTCAAACTTGAATGTCGAGGTCATAATACTTGTTTGACAAAAGAAGAAGCGTACTACCGAAAACAATTTTGGTCGGTGTACAACAAAGAACATGATCATCTCATTTCAGAAATCTGGAGACCGAAGTGGACGACTATTACTGACCCGAGTGCAAGACTACTTATAGAAAAGGCTCGTAACTAATTATAAATGACGGACTTTGTGAAGAAATTCGACTCTAAGAACGAATCACATGTGATGTGGCTCAAAGATGTGGGACAAGCCATGGCTAAAGCGACGAGCGGAGAAAAAACTAACATCGAACAAATTGTTAATGAAAATCCGTTGGAAGGGCGACCAAAGATGACTAACATGATGGATTGGGCTTATGTACACTTTCAACTCGCCATGAAGTATGCAAATGCTGTTCTAAGCTGCGAGGCGTTCGTTCCGTCTAAGTAGACTTTCATATTCATTTACTGTGAAGTCCTGTGGTTCTGAATTTTCATCCATACGTACGAGCAGTATCGGGCCCCTGACTACTTCATTTTCAAATGGTGGAAGAAGTTTATTGGGGTTTACGTAATCTCCACCTTCCTCGGCTTTTATGATAACAACGTCTATCTCAGGCCATTGACCTATAAATGTTGGTCTACCACGTATTATGATATGAATTTTGTTTATATCCAATAAAATTTCTTTTATTTCTTTTTCAATGAGTACTGCTCTGATCATCCTTAAAATTCCTCGACAAAAAAATATCGACATTTAGTAAAATGAATTTGTCGTTTGTTGCATTCATTCTCATCGCGGTCATCATTGCACTTCGTGTCGTGTTTACCCGTGAAAATTACACGAGAGTTACGGGTGATGCGTACATTTCGACCAGAAACGCCAGGCGTGTGTCAGGGTATTTTAACACGTGTAATCCAGAGTCGATGGAAGATTGTGACCGAGGTACTTTTCCAACAAAGGGTCTTCCGTCAGCCTAAGTCAATTAAGAATTTAAGATGATGAATAATTAAGAATGAGCGAAGAATCTAAATTGAGATCCTACGTCTCTCAAGAATTGTCAAAATTACTCGACATTCCTGAGGATAGTACTATATGCACAAACCTTGAGAGATGTATTTTTAATTGGAGCATACGCCGATCAAAAGAATACCAAGATGCACCCACATGGGAAAACCATCGTTTCAAAACAAGATATAAGACAAAATTTCTTGAATTGAAAAGGTGTTTGTCAAAAAGTGAACAAATTATGGAAAAATTAAAAAATGGTCGGATTAAAACAAGTGAATTGATTGAATACGGCCCCAAAGAACTTTGGGTGGACGGACCATGGGCAAATTTACAAGCTGAGTTGATTCACAAAGAACTTCGCAAGGAAAGATTGAAAAGGGATGTCATGTCACAAGAAGGATTCTTCAAATGTAATCGATGTAAAACCACAAAGACGACATATTATCAGCTCCAGACAAGAAGTGCCGATGAACCAATGACGACTTTTGTCACATGTCTCAATTGTGATGCTCATTGGAAGTGTTAAACTTTTAATGAATACATGGTATCAGTCAGGTCTGTTGGCATGTCACCAACCGATAGTATGAAATTGTATTCCATATCTCTTTTCATAGCACCCTTGTTTAACGCAGGTGTAAAACCGAGAACATCGTATGGAATTCCATGACGTTTTAATTGATTCACAGTAAAGTTTATCACAGGTTTCAAAATAGGTCTAGCCGTAATGATTATAATTTTATAGCCTAGAGATTTAGAATAATGTAACAACTTAACAATTGGTGTATTCAGTGTTCCATTTAAAAAAATTAACGTGTCGTCAATATCAAACATGACTGCATCATTTTCATGTATGACACGATTTTTGAGTATGTCCATGTTTTAAAGTACTTTAAGAAATTAAATGCTCTGAAAAGAAGATGCTTGTTGACGTCCTTTTGTCCGATAATGTTATTTCTATAGCACGTATTGTTGAAGACCTTGGCTCTACACTCAGGGTTCAATTACTATCAAAACACCATGGTGGTATACACATTTTTGATGAAGAAGTTGAAGAAGTACCCACTGAATCTATATGTGGTTATTATGATACAGATGACCTAGAAAACACTGGTGTATTTAAGCGAACTCGTTTTGGTTATGAAGAAATTTCTAGTAGCGATTCCGAATACGAACCCATCGACTCCGATGAAAGCGAAAGCGAAAGCGAAAGCGATGTATCTCTCGACGACGAAGATTAATAAAGAAGATCGCGTAATTAAAAATATGGAATGTCCTATATGCTACAACCGCGAGACGGATTGTAAGCTGGACTGTAATCATTCTTTTTGTTATCACTGTATATCACAGTGGTACCAAAAATTCAAAAGCAGCCTATGTCCCATGTGTCGATCTTTGGCTAAAATATCACCTATGCATTATGATGTTACCATGATAAGTGCGTCACCTCCAATGGATGATATAGAAAACATAATTCGTATGCGAGAAACACACAAAGAGTTTGAATTTATACCAAAAAATTGTAGCCTAAGAAATATGGAACCCGGTGAGTCACCAACAATTAGTTTTACATGGCAGAGTTCGAACCCAAAAAACGCATTACAAAAAATGACAAGAAGGCAAAGAAGCAAGTCTATACCTCAAAGCATTTAAGGATTGCCGAGGAAATCTATTCAAGACATGAAGCTCTTCGTAGTCTCAGCCGATCCTCGGTTGTCAATGGGGTACTCAAAGATAATAAACAAAATAGCAAACCACCTGGCAAGTAAAGATGAGCTGGAAATAGTTATGTTTACGGTTAATTACCGAGAATCAATGTGTATAAAAAACAATTATGTCGATCCACGAATTAAATTGATTCCTCATAGTCCACCGAATGATTTTGGTTGTGCCGAAGCGGGTGAGCATATAAAACATGAAAAACCTGATTTTGTCATGATTTATGCATGTGG